AATGTTGGACAAGGTACTGGCGGCGAAGCTGTCGCCCCTGACGGGCAACAAGGAGCTATGGGAGGCCCTCAAGGAGCATCTCAACAGCCTCAAGAACTTGGAGCTACAGGCACTGGCGGTGGCAACATCGGAACTGGAAATGTACCGCAAGCAGGGGAGAGTGAGTTCTCTGGCTAATTTGCTACAACTAAAAGATCAGGTACGCGAAGCTAAACAAAGAATTGAGGATTAAGAAATGAAAGAATCTATGGATGACAAACGCTACAGAATGCAAATGGAAGAAAGACAAGGCAAGACGTATGGCGGTAAGATGAAATATTCTGAAGGCGGTAAGACAATTTCTGATCTTGAAGAAGAGCTTGATCCTGAAATGTTTATGTCAGACGAAGAAGCCGAAGAGCATCAGCAAAAGTTAGATCAAGACAAAATGGATCGTGATTTAGATGAAGCTGACAAAAGATTTAAAGAAAATCAAAGACAAGGAAAAATGTCTGGTGGCTCTATGCTAAGCTCTCCAGAACGTGAAGAGTATAGTGCAGGTGGTAAAGTAATTTCTTTAATTACAAAAGCATTAGGCAAAACAGTTAAGAAAGGAAAAGAGCCAAGTAGAAAGCAAGTTAAAAAAGCTGTGGACGAAGTTAAAAAAGAAAACCCTAATCTTCAAAAAGAAATAGCTGACGATATACAAGAAGTAAAAGATTTAAGATACGCTGAAAATTATGGTGTTGGTGGTGGCGGTAAACGTGATATAGATTCAATGTTTACAAGTCTTTTACGTGGTGATACTGAAAGCATAGCTATGACTTCAATACCTATGAAAGCTACTAAAACTTATAAAAAAGGACAAATGAAAGCAGGGATAGCAGGAGCCATAACTGCGTTTGGTGGGAAGGAAGCTTACGATAAGCTTACTGAACCTAAGCAAAGCGAGTTTGAAAAAGCTTTTAGTTCCGCACACAATGCAGGAGAAGAAACTTTTGAGTTTGATGGAAAGTCTTTCAGCACTGATGTACGAAAAGGAAAAATGTCTGGCGGTATGTCACAGTACAACGAAGGCTCTATGCTTGTAGCTCCAGAAATGGGAATGGAAGAAGAGATGCCAGTAGATACATACGACAACATCCCAGAAGACGAGATGGCAGAAGCAGAAGCTTCACAACTCCCAGATGATGAGATGGAAGAAGATTACACAGGCTATGTACTAGAGCAGTCTCTAGACGTAGAAGAACAAGAATATTTAATGGGCGTTCTAGAAGGTGATGAACGTCTAAGCGGCATCTTTGATAAGGTCATGGATGTTGCAGGAGAATTCTCTGGCGAAGGCGAAGTAAGTGGCCTTGGCACTGGAGTATCAGATTCGATTCCCGCAAGGTTATCGGATGGTGAATTTGTTTTCACCAAGAAAGCCACCGATCAAATGGGTGCGGATCAGCTACAAACTATGATGGACGATGCTGAACGTGCTTATGATGGTGGTTACATGAAGAAAGCATTCGGAGGTTTAACTAGCGAAGACGATATAAAAATGTCTTCTTATGACAGTGATGACGAAGTTAAGAAACAAATGGTCACTGCTAACCGGATGCCAAGCGTAAGATAACGATAAAGCCACTTTATTAATTTAAACCCTTTATCACAAAATATAATCCAGAGGCCACCTTGAAGTATCAAGACCCTATATTACAAACGCGAGTAATATAGCCACCTTGAAAGACTAGCAAGCCCCAAAAGGAGAGTGACAAGATGAGTAATGTAACAGAACAACTTGATGAACCCGAAGCCAATCCATACAATTCTCGAAAGGCGTGGCACACAGAAGACGCCCCCAGTCGAGGATCAGCAGATGGGCTATACCAAGAAGAGACACCTAAGAAGGCTACCCGCAAAGCGGCCCCTGAAGAGGAAGCTCAGACAGGTACTACAAATTATAAGAAACGATACGATGATCTAAAGAAACATTACGATCAGAAAATTGCAGACTTTAAGCAGAAAGAACTACAACTTACAGCAGCGGCAACAGAAACGCAACCTGCGTATGCCCCGCCTAAGTCAGCCGAAGATCTTGAAAACTTTCGTGAGCAATATCCTGATCTATATGAAACCGTAGAAACTGTTGCACACTTACAAAGTGAACAACAAATGCAAGCTTTAAAAACTAAAATGTCTGTTCTTGAAGAACGAGAATTAAACATACAGCGAAAAGAAGCTGAATCTACACTACGCTCACGGCATCCTGATTTTGAGGATATACGAGGCGATGATAAGTTCCACGAATGGGCTAAAGAACAACCTGAAGTAATTCAAGGTTGGATCTATGAAAACCCAGACAATGTTAATTTAGCAGTCAAAGCTATTGATCTTTATAAAATGGAGAACGGCATCAAGACAAGTAAGAAGCAAAAACCGTCTAAGTCACAATCTTCCAACTCTTCAGCAGCAGATATGGTATCTACAAGAACTACTCGCGTAGATTCTAAGCAGCCAAAGATTTGGACACAACGGGAAATTGCAGCTTTGTCTATACAACAATATGATAAGTTTGAACAAGAAATTGATTTAGCTATCATGGAAGGCAGAGTGCAGTAACTACTTATTGTCTTTTTTAGGAGTAACACAACATGGCTTTTAACCAATCGGACGCTCTATTTGAGCAAGGCACAGACACTAACGGTAACTTCGGTAACTCAGTAGCTGGCCAAACTAACAGTTTCTTTCTTCCTTCGATTTACTCGAAGAAAGTTCTTAACTTCTTTCGCAAAGCTTCTGTAGCTGAAGCAATTACCAACACTGATTACAGTGGTGAGATTTCGTCTTTTGGTGATTCTGTAAAGGTTATCAAAGAACCAGTAATTACTGTTTATCAGTATGAGCGTGGTGCAGACGTAACTCAAACTAAGCTAACTGACCAAGAAATTACTTTGGTTGTTGACGTAGCCAACGCATTTAAATTCATCGTTGATGATATTGAAACTGCAATGTCTCACGTTAACTTTAAAGAAGTTGCTGCTTCTTCTGCTGCTTACGCATTGAAAGATGCTTTTGACGCAGGTGTAATTGCGAAGATGATCGCGGGCGTTTCAGCTTCAAGCCCTAACCACATCCTTGGTAGCGACAGTGCTACTGACCTAGCCGCCGGAACTTTTGACGGTACTGGTAACTTGGATATTGGTTTTGGAACTAATGAGCATGATCCTCTTGATCTTATGGCGTACATGGCCCGTCTTCTTGACGAGCAAAGCATTCCAGAAGAAGGTCGTTGGTTCTTGGCTCCACCTAGCTTTTACGAGCAGTTGTCTCAGTCTAGCTCTAAGCTAATGTCTGTAGACTTCAACGCAGGCCAAGGCTCTATCCGTAACGGTCTAGTATCATCTGGCAAGCTACGCGGCTTTGACATGTACAAGTCTAACAACATTGCTACTCCAAGCAATGCTGCGGGTCAAGTACTGTCTGGTCACATTAGCTCCACTGCAACTGCACAGACTATCACAAGCACTGAGGTCATCCGTGATCCAGATAGCTTCGGTGACATCTGTCGTGGTCTGCACGTATATGGTGCTAAAGTATTACGTCCTGAAGCAATGGTTTCAGCGTTCTACGGTATCGACTAAGTAAGTAACTAGAGATGGGGGTGTAAAAGCCCCCTGATCTTTATAAGAGGTATTTATGCCACTAGTAGGAAGCGACAACAAGCCTGTAATGATTAAAGGAAATAGCAAGAAAAGAATCCTTGGAGACACAGGTAACTGGTACAAGCCAGAGAATAAAAAAAAATACGAAGATAACTGGGACGCTATTTTCGGAAAGAAAGAAACTGAAACTAAATCAAAGGCGCAATAATTTATGGCAACAACCTACCTTGAATTAACTAATGAGCTTCTACGAGAACTCAATGAAGTTGCCCTTACATCAACAACTTTCGCATCCGCGTTAGGTGTTCAACAACATGTCAAAGACTCAGTAAACCGCGCTTACTTTGATATTATAACTGAAGAACCACAATGGCCTTTTCTAGCTTCGGCAGAAAGTGGTGAGACAGATCCCATGTACGGCAACGTATATGTTGAGACTGTTGCAGGCACAAGATTTTATGAACTAAAACCCGCTAGTTCAAACATTACAACGGATTTTAGTTCAATAGACTGGGACAACTTCTACATGACCACCGTAGGTGTCTCAGGTGAAGTAGCTCCTTATGTAGCTAGAAACTTACGCTTTATGACTATAGAAGCTTGGAAAGACTTTCGCAGAATTTCGGAGAACTTAGATGATGCAGACTCTCAACAATTTGGTGTACCTAACGCTGTTATACGCAGCCCTGACTCTCGCAAATTTGGACTCAGTCCCATTCCTGACAAGGTCTACCGCGTCTGGTTCTACGCTTGGGATCTTCCTTCAAGACTCTCTGGACACGGAGACACTATAGTTTTTCCAGATTTGTATACGGGCGTTCTACAAGCTAGAGCTAGGTACTACATCTGGCAGTTTAAAGATAACCCGCAAGCAGCAGCTTTTGCACTAGAAGATTATAGAAAAGGTTTACGTAGCATGCGCTCTAATCTTATTGAGCCAGTACCTGCGGATATTAAAGATGACCGGATGAGGTTCGTTTAATGGCTGCTTCACAACCCTTTGGTATTTCATGCAGAGGTGGTTTAAATACTAACCTCAATCAACTTGAAATGCTCGCACAGCCCGGAGTTGCTACAGAGTTATTAAACTTTGAAGTTAATCCAGATGGCGGGTACAGACGTATAAACGGTTACTCAGCTTTTGGTGATACTCGACCTAACGGTGGTAATCGTATTCTTGGTGTGCAAGTATATGCAGACGGAGTAATTATTTGTAGTGGCGTTGGAATTTTCTTTAGTCAAGATGGCGAAACTACTTGGTTACAGATTAACAAAGCAAGCGTTGCAAGTGGGGGAGATGACTTCTCAACTTTTTCAGGCCGCAGTGCAGACGATAGAACTGCACAAGCTCAAACATCTTTTGCAGTATTTGAAGGAAACACCGATTACGGCTCAGTTGTTATTACTGACGGAGTTAATAAGCCTTTTCTTTTTAAAATGACAGGAACAGGAACTTTAGCTAACCGTACATTTTTTGCAGAAGAAGTAACTGTTAGCGGGACAACAGCACCGACCACATGCGCTATACATAATAATCACTTAGTTGTAGCAGGCGCACCAACCGCAAAAAACACAATCTTTTATAGCTCAACACTTGATCCATCTAGTTTTTCTGGTTCAGGTGCAGGCAGCATCTTATTGCCAGACCAAGTAGTAGGCATCAAAAGCTTTCGTGATGACTTAATTATCTTTTGTCGCAATAGCATACACAAGCTTATCAACATTACTAGTTCTTCTAACATTGCAATTGTTCCAGTTACTAAAAACGTAGGTTGCTTGAGTTCACATAGCATCCAAGAGATTGGCGGTGACTTGGTGTTTCTTTCACCGGATGGCATACGTTCAGTAGCAGGTACAGCACGTATTGGTGACGTTGAATTAGGATCAGTAAGTAGGCAGATACAATCAGTAATAGCTACACTTGCAAACTCTGTAAACACCTTTACACTTACAAGCACAGTACTCCGCAGTAAGTCTCAGTATAGATTATTCTTTAGTCAGGTAGGAGGTGGATCATCTTCTGCACTAGGAATTATTGGAACTTTAACACCTAACGGTTTTGAGTGGTCTGAAACAAAAGGAATACAAGCAACAGGATTAACATCAGGATTTAACAAAGATGGTGTAGAAAATACATTCCACGGAGATAATAAAGGTTATATCTATAACCACGACACAGGAAATGCTTTTTCTGACTCAGGAATAGCTTTTAATATTAGCG